ACTATCCCTCACAGCGTAGGCGTGATAGATAGTGGTTATCGTGACACAATTAAAGTTTTGTTAAAAAATATCGGTGATGACCCTTATAAAATTACAACTGGTGATAGAATTGCCCAGTTGGTTATTCAGAAGGTTGAACTAGTAGGCTTTAAAGATATTTGGAACGACTCTACCCGAGGCACAGGAGGCTTCGGTTCAACAGGAACATAAAGGAAATCATGGGATTTAGCACAAGAGCACAAGTAATAACACGTCGTACATATAACAGACCAACTTCAGACGACGGAAAACAATTTGAAACATGGCAAGAAACAGTAGCCCGAGTTATCGACCACCAAGAGTGGTTGTGGCAGCGTGCTGCAAAACGTGAACTAACAGATGTAGAATACGCAGAACTATACGACCTTGAACAACTAATGCTGGATCGTAAAGTAGCTATGAGTGGTCGTACACTTTGGTTAGGTGGCACAGACGTAGCTAAAACTCGTGAAGCATCACAGTTTAATTGCAGTTTTACACACGTAGAAACTGTATATGACGTAGTAGATTGCTTATGGCTTTTACTACAAGGATGTGGAGTAGGATTTAAACCAATTGTTGGTACACTAAATGGTTTTTCAAAGCCAATTAAAAATATCCGTGTAGTACGTAGTACTCGCACAGCTAAAGGTGGATTAGAGCATAATGTTGAAACATTTGATCAAGAAACTAAGACATGGACTATACAGGTTGGGGATTCTGCCGAAGCCTGGGCAAAATCTATCGGTAAGCTTATTGCTGGTAAGTACGCTGCTGATACTCTCGTACTCGACTTTAGTCAGCTACGCCCTGCTGGGGAAAGGTTAAAAGGTTATGGTTGGATTTCAAGTGGAGACACTGCTATATCAACTGCATATGTGGCTATTGCAAACATCCTTAATGGCCGTGCTGATAGTTTACTTACTAGGATGGATATTCTCGACATTATTAATCATCTTGGCACTATTCTTAGCAGTCGCCGTAGTGCAGAAATTGCTTTGTTTGACTACGGACAGCCAGAATGGGAAGAATTTGCTGTAGCCAAAAAAGACTGGTGGTTGTACAACAATTCACACCGCCAACAATCAAACAATTCACTAGTATTTAAAGAAAAGCCATTAAAAGCTGACTTGCAAAAGATTTTTGATCTAATGCTAGAAGCGGGCGGTTCAGAACCAGGATTTATCAATGAAGTTGAAGCTCTCCGTCGCGCTCCATGGTTCAAAGGTGCAAACCCTTGCGTGGAAATCTTACTCGGTAATAAATCATTTTGTAATCTTACCGAAACAGACATTGCTAAATTTAAAGGCGATACCGCTGGACTTCACAACGCCATCAGGCTTGCAGCTCGCGCTAACTATCGCCAAACTTGTGTAAACTTACAAGACGGAATTTTACAAGAATCATGGCATTTAAATAACTACTTTATGCGTTTGTGCGGAGTTGGTTTAACAGGTATTGCTAAACGCCCTGATATGAATGGTTACGACTATGAGTATTTAAAGCGTACTGCAACTGGTGCTGCTATTGGTATGGCTCAAGAACTTGATTTGCCTAGTCCCAAAAATATTACTTGTGTAAAACCTAGTGGAACACTATCCAAGATTATGGATACCACAGAAGGAATCCACAAACCACTAGGAAAGTATATCTTTAATAATGTTCAATTTAGTAAATTTGACCCTGTTGTTGAAGTATTGCGCGATGCTAATTATAACGTTGTTAATCACCCCACTGATGATAGCGGTGTACTTATTACATTCCCTGTTGAGTGGATTGACGTACCTTTTCATAAAGTTGACGGCAAAGAAGTCAATCTTGATACAGCAGTCGAACAACTTGAAAAATACAAACTAATTCAGACCTCATGGACTCAGCAAAATACTAGTGTAACAATTAGTTATGACCCTACTGAAGTTCCTGCAATTATTGACTGGTTATTAGATAATTGGGATTGTTATGTGGGTGTTTCATTCATCTATCGTACTGATCCTACTAAAACAGCTAAAGATCTCGGATATTTGTATTTACCACAAGAAGTTGTGGATGAACAAACTTTCCGTAATTATGTTCAACAATTAAGTCCAGTAAGCCTAGAAAACGCTAATAGTTTTGACGAAATTATGGGTGAAGATTGTGCTACTGGTGCATGCCCAATTAGGTAAATATGGAAGAAGTAACAAAAGACACAGTACTAAAACTAGAATTAACTATTGAAGAGATTAATCATGTTTTAGCGGGGCTTCAAGAATTGTCAGCTAAAATTTGTAACCCAATTACGGTTAAGATTCAAAAGCAGGCAAACGAACAGTTGCCCAAAACAGAAACTCCCACCGAGTAAACAAAAAAGCCCCTACAGATTGCTCTGTAGGGGCTTTTCTTTTATGTAGGAGTATCTTCGTCGCTGTCTTCGTCATCGATGGTGTTATCACCATCCATACTGTCAAGCTCACTAAATACATTAATTAGCATATCGCGATAAGGTTGGTCTACCATATGCAAATCTACTAAGTATACGTCTAAATGATCGTTTCGTAATAGTTCGGCATGATACATAAATTGACCAAACGCTTCTATTTCTTCATTAATGTTTTGATTTGCATAGTTTTCAATTACTTGCGCAGCTACCATGCGATCAACTTTAGGCACAATACCTTTTGTAGTTAATTTAACTAAATGTAAGGCTTTGCTTTCTCGTTCACGCATAATTTGATTACGTTTAGCAGTACTCCAAGAGTACCCGCCATTGCCACCCCAAAGATCCCAAGCAACACGACCTTTGCTTGGAAAACCTTCTTCGCCGCTGTTAAAACCAGTTGCTTGCTTATCGACCTCATGTCGGCTAAAAAAGCTATACATTCTCAATACAGTTGACGCTGTTAATGGATCACGATCTTTTAGTTGGTTAGCTCGTGCTAAACCAACTAATGTACCGCCTGGTTCGCCTTCACTTTTCCATTTTAGTGCACGTTTGGCTGCACTTGCCATACCTGATGTTGGTTTATATGTTTTCGCCATTGTTAATCTCTATAAGCTAAAATAATTTGTTTACACATTTTAGATCTGACAATATCGTCATCCATAAATCGGACAACTTCGATATCTGGGATACGATCTAATCGCTGAATTGCGTCTGATAGTCCTGAGTCAGGAATATCAGCTTGATCTACATCGCCACTAATAATCATTTTACAATTTTTACCAATGCGTGATAGCAACATTTTCATTTCTTCTTTGGTAGCATTTTGTGCTTCATCTAAAAGAACAATGCAATTATCAAAAGTTGCACCTCGCATAAAGCCCAGTGGTTTAGGCTCTATTGTTTTTGCTTTTAATGCGTACTCATAAAACCCTTTTCCAAGGCTACGAGTAAACACGTTATCGAAAGGCTCTAGATATGGAGCATATTTCTCCTCTAGTGTACCTGGTAAAAATCCTAGCCCACGTCCTGTTTCTACGTTAGGTCTAGTCAGAACTATCTTCTGAATACGTCTATGAAAGAGTTCTCCCGCAGCATATGTTGCTGCTACATACGTCTTACCTGTTCCAGCACTTCCTACACCAAATACTATTTGATTAGATTGAATTGCTCGTAAATATTCCGCTTGTATAAAGTTTAGTGGTTTTACATCTGTAAAGCCATACTCTACTGGGTTACGTTCCAATTGAATTACATTGTCGCGTCTTGCTCTTTTACCACTTGCCATAAACTTCCTTGTAAGGTTGATAAAATCGGTCTGCCTATTTATATTATAACAGACCTAGATATGCTTGTCAAATATAAATTTACTTCTTCTTGGCGTCTTCGACTTTAGTACCTTCAAGCTTTTTGTGCACTTTAATAGTTTTGCACTCTTCTTGTGGTTTACCCGCTTTATCTAGTACAACTTTGCCTGCTTTATCTGTTTTTTCTTTACAGACTTTTTTGGTTTCTGCTTCAGCAAATGCTGTAACAAGTGCTAAACTAGTAACAACGGCTACAATAAATTTTTTCATTTAGTTTCCTTGGTTGGTGCAAACTTTTCGCTTGCTGTAAATCCTAATCCTGCAATTACAATATACATCATAGAATCAAATAGCTTTGTGTCTATTGTATGACCTAATATCATCGCTATAAAAGCAGCAGCACATAGTAAAAATGCTAAAAAAGTAATTACTCGCTTACTACTAACAGTGTGGTCTTGTGATAACATACACTTTAAGTGGTTCATTTAAATCTCTGGATGCGGTGCTTGTTGAGGAGCAGGCTTACCATTAATATAAATAATATTAGTACTAGGAGCACTGGTTCCATTAAAGCCTTGAGTAGTAGAAAAACCTGGATTAAACGTAGGCTCTATTTTTACTGGATTAGCTTTAGCATAAGTATTTGAATTTTCTTGTGCTTGCTTAATCATATCACGTTTCATTTCCATTTCTTCTTTGCTACCACCAGCTAACATAATTCCTGACAATGTACCTGTTAAAAAGGTAGCAATTGGAATAATCATTTCAAAAAACTTTTGGTCAATTGGACTAATAGCGTTTAATGGCTGAGTAATAAAAATAATTGAATATAATACTACAAACACGATGCCAGTTAATGTAAGAGCCAAACAAATGCCAATAAAGAATTTTAGGCGCGCCATTAGCTGATCTTCAGTATAGATAATTGTGTTACTTTCCACAGTTAGCTCCTTGTGTTTGTTGTGCAGTGCAAGCACCTGTTGGTGCAACTGATTGATTAAATGTTTGAGTTTGTCCATCTTTGGGAGGTCCAAGTCTTGGGTCGCGTTGACCTTTAAAAATATGTTCTGGGCAAGTTCGGGTAACGTCACATACTGGTACTTTACAAAATTCTTTGTCCCAGTTTGCAGGGTCTTGGCAAGGGTATCTAAAGCTATCTTTGCCAAAAAATGCCAAAGCCAATGGTATTGAAAGCAAAAGTATTGCCCACTTAAATAATTTTAAATCGTTGTGCATTTATAATCCAATTCTTCCTAGTAATAAGTTAACGATTTTATCTGATAGATCATCTGGTAAGAATTTTAAAAATCCTAAGAAGTATAATGATACACATCCATAAGTAAATATTTTAAAGCATAGATCAGCTGTTTTTTGATATTCGTTCATTAGTGGCCACACCTATTACCTGTTTGACAATATTGCATTAGTTCGTAACCACCAATAAAAAGTATAAATAAAACAAAAGCACTGCCGCCTATTATCATGGCCCACTCATTAAGCTCTTCTTCTTTTTGTTTACGTTTACGTTCTTGTGCGTTAAAAAGCCTTAGTTCATTAGCATCATCTGCATCCATTTGTGCTTGGCGATCTTTAATTTTATTCCAAACATCAATTTTGCCTGTTTGCATAAATAGCATTTTAAGTTCTTCTTCAAATGCTCTGGCTTGTTCTAAAGCCATCTCAATTTGAAGGGCAGTGCCCATGTTATTGCCTTTACCAGACTTCTTTGCTTCCATTAAAGCTTTAGTTGCCGTGCTTTTAGCATCAAACATTTTGCCAATCATTGGGGCCAATGACCCTAAATCGTTGGCAACTGCGCTTGCTTTCTTAACCATTGAAATGGCAGTTTGTATCCCCGCTAGTGCGGTCATTGGATCTATCATATTACCTCCTATTGGCGCTTCTTACGCCATTCTAGACAAATTACTTTTCGATTATATACGTCTCCAGTCCATGCCCATCGAACACATTCGTATTCAGGTTTAGCATAGCCTAATGTTATTGAAATTAACCAAGCGGCAAGCACCGCTTAGGCTCCTAGTACATGCTTGGCATGTTCATAGTGTTTTTTACGATCTTCTAGACCAATAGTACCACCGTTAATACGTTTGGTTAGGGTTAAGATATCGTCTTTGTCAGCCCACTGATTTAAGTTGTTTGTTTCCCAGAACCAGCAAGCACTTTGCGCAGCTCCTTCAAAAGTTTCCATGTATTCGCTGGCTTCTTCAGGACTAATTTGTAAACTAGCCGCAAACCAAAAATAATTGTCTTTGCCAGTTAGTTGAATTAAACCGCGACCGCAGTAACGATAACCGTCGCCAGAGGCTTCGTCCCCATTGCCCATTCGGTTACAGTATACTTTATTTGCAATTGCTTGTGGCTTGTTTGCAAATTGTGCTGCCATTTCGTCTGTGGGAAAATACTTAGGAAAGATTTTACGTAGTGTAACTGCACGATAATTTAAGTTTTCTTTGATTGCACGAAATCCGCCTGATTCATGAGCGCATTGAGCTAAAAATGCTGCCATACGCTGTGGGGTATTAATCTCGTATTCGGGCAATAGTTGTACAAGTGCTTTGTGCCAGTATTCTATGTAAGGATTTTTTTCAACAATTTGTTTTAGTTGTTCAAGTTTTAATTCCATTACTTTAATCCTTCATAAATAATTTTTTGTTCACGATACCAACGTTGCCAAGCTTCTAGCTTAATAGCGCACATATAGTATTCTGAATAATTAACTGTTACAGTTTTTGCCACATCTGATAGTTTAGCTTGTTCTTCAAGCTTTTTAAGGTCAGGGCAAGGCTCTTGTACTAGTGTTCCTGGTGCAGCTGGAAATTTTGCTGTAACTGGAACAGTTGTAGAACAAGCACTTAGTGTGAGTGCTAGTGCAATTGCTAGAAATTTCATTTCTTTGGTGCCTCCGCTGCACGATTGTGTGTAGTTACAAACTCTTTGGGAAGTACGCAGTTAGCGTCAAACTTGACTACTTCACGGTCTACATACTTGATTATGTCTTGACCACGTTCTTTAACTACTTGCGTTTTTACTACTGTTTTTTCTACAATGTCAGTATTTGCACTTGCTGATTTAGATTCTGCTTCAGCAACTTTGACTTCTAGGTCTTTAACACGAGCCAACCACGCATCATTATTGCTTATAGCACCTATCATATAAATGCTAAATAGTACTACAACAATACTACCAATCTGAATTAATTTTGCATGCGGTAAGATTTTAACAAAGTGCGTAACTAAAATTGCTGCTATGCCAGCTAAACACAGCACATAAAAAATCCAGTTAGGTAAGAATTGTAGTATCCACATATTATGTCATGCTCTTTAAGTTGTTTAGCAATCGAGTATCGTTTGGTGCAAACTCAAGTGCTTTCTTTACTAAGTCTAGGGCTTCGTCTTTTAAGCCAAGATTCCAAGCTGCAATCGACCCTAAATCGTAAGGGCGTTCAGTCCATACAGTTGGGTCCATTGTGTAAACCAGTGCCTTGTCACGGATATTTAGCGCAGATTTTGCAGCACTATAACATTCAGTCCAATTGTTAGTACGATAAGCAAGTGTGGCAAGCTCAACCCAAGGCTCACGTGTACCTGGTGCTTCTGCTACCGCTAACCTGTACATTTTAATCGCTTGTTCCAAGTTACCTAATTCGGTATAACACTTACCTAATAGTCGGTAAGCATAACAACGTTCATTTTGCCAAGTAGCTTCGGGCATTGCCAAGTACTTGTTTAAATAAGTAATTGCTTCTTTCCAACGTGAATAAAAAGTTAGTTCACGTGCGTGGTAGAAGGCATTGCGTGGGCAGTGCGGGTCTTCGGCAATTGCTAACTCTAGTAGTGGCATATACTGACCACGCGACTTGGTGTTGTCTGGATGATGACTTACCAGTAACATATCCGTGTGAGCGTACTTTTCGTTGGTACGATTATCAGGTCTGGGATACTCGTGTACTGGATGATGCCAGTGGTATCCAGTACGATGATGTATTTTTTCGTAGTAGAATGAGATACCGCTGCCCCAGTCAAATTTGTATCTGAGCCTGGTAGTTTCTGCGGTCCACACTCGTTCAATTTCTTCACGCCAGCCTGGTTCTAGGACTTCGTCTAAGTCAAGTGAAATGCATACATCAAAGTCACCTGGAATTAAGTTTAGGGCTGTGTCGCGGGCTTTGTCAAATCGCCACGGTTTTACTGAAATATTGTATACTGTGGCTCCGTACTTTTTAGCTTCGGATACTGTGTTATCGGTAGAACCTGTGTCTGCAATCAAGATTAAATCAGCATCTATTGCACTTTTACAAAAACGTTCAACAAATTGTTCTTCGTTTTTACTGATAGCGTATACTGCTATTTTCATTGTTATTATCTAATGGGGTTATAAGGCCAGCTAATATTTTCAGCTGGTTGGGTTAAGTCGTAATGCTGCGTTAAATCACGTAACTCTTGTTTGTAGTTTAACAAATCTATAATTTGTTGTTGTGATAGTGTAGTAGTAACGCCACGTAATGTTTGTTCTTGATGACGTTGCACTAACCAATCAGTGTCGTATAAATACTGTGCTCGTTGCACTAAACCTGTTATTACTGGATTATCTTGAGCAGGAAGCATTTGTAGTATATATTCTAAGTCTGTTTCTTGATTTAAGAACCAAGCTACTTCAGCACTGTCAATAACAGCTTCAAACGTGTTATCTGCTCGCTGTACGTGATAAATATCTCTGTGAGGTTCTATAGAAAGCAATTTGGTATCTGTAAAGGGATATTGAACAGTACTAACAAAATCTTGTGCAGAATTCCAAGTATACGAGTAATTACCGCATTTAATGTAAAAATTTAAATTATAAAAGTCAAGTGTAACAATCACGAAATTATCCTTTGTATTGTATAAATGCTAAAGCAATTCTAGGCGGCACATAAGCTGTTGCGCTAGAATTTCCAGTGTGAGTATGGTAGTTTGTAAAAGATCCGTGATATCCACCCATACTACCTCGTACTCTAGTACCTACAGGGCCGCTTAAGTGATTATGAGTATTATTGTCAGAACCTATAGACATTGCAGAAGTAGCGTCTGCAACAGTATTAATGTTCCACTCATTTCCTCGGTAGCCTATTACATACCCGCCTAAATTAGGTGTGCCATTTAAACCATTGCACAATTTCCAAGTATTTGGCAGCAGTGCTAGTGTGCCCACATACATAACAATAATATCTGTTTTAGGAGTAGTACTAACTGCTAATTGCCATAGTTTAATTATCTTACTTGTGATCTGTGATTGCAATAAACTAACGCCTGCGGTGTGAGTATGTGCTCCAGCACCTACAAAATTATAATTAGTATAAAAAGTAGTACCACTTGCAGGAGTACTATAGTTAGTACTTCCTGTTGAGTGTACGTGGTTTCCACCTGATGCCACTGTTACACTACCAAAAGTATTTATGTTTGTTTTGTTGGTTGTGGTAAGATTATTATTTGCACCTACTAAATAACGATAGTCAGTGCTTGTAAATTGTGTACTGTTAGGTAACTGAGTTTCATTAACTGCCAGTGCATTGGGCGGTAAAGTTAATTTTGATTTTGTAGCACGAAGTAGTGTTATTTTTTGAGTATTCATAACTGTCATACCGCTACCAGTAGTAAGAGTTCCGCTAGTAGAGTGAATGTGGTTTACATTACCTGCTTGTTGCTGCATTCCGGTTCCTGCAGTACCGCCCATATTTGCAAGTGGAGCAGTACTACCAAGGTGGCCACCGCCAGTATTTAAACTGCCAGGAGTAGCTCTAGCTAATTGTTCGGCTAGTGTAGTACCAATTTCTGCTTGAGTATTTGTTGCATAAATGGCTTTGTTGTCGCCAACAACATATCGTTCCCAACCATCAATAACAGGAGTATTTCCATAATAAGGTATTATAGTATTAAGTGGAAATTTTAAAGTGTCTGGTAAACTTTCTTCTCCGCCACTTGAAAAACCTAAGTTTTTACCAAGTCCTGAGGTAAACGATATAGCTGGCATTTATTATCCTTATGCGTATTTAGTTTGAGAAGCGTATACGTTCCAAGTACTAGCTGTAGTTTTTACAATAAACAGCATATAAATATCCGTACTATTAGCATTTCCTAAAGTAAAATTTATTCCACTTTGATATCTAGTAGTTACACCTGTAGTAGCTCCATCAATGCGAATACCAGACATAAAGTAAGGCGTTACACCGTTTGGCACTAATACAGTAATACTTACACTTTCACCTACTGATAACAGTGAGTTTAAAGTTGTGGTTGCATCACCGCGAACATTCAAAATAAAATTGTTTGTAGCTGTATTATACAACACAATCGATTGTGTGGCAACATCAAAATTTGTTGTGCTTGCTGGCGCAACGGTTTCAAGGGTAACTGGTTCTTTTACTACTTTTAGTGTTTTGTTTGACATAACCTGGCTACCTGTAAGGGTAGCCAAGCTATTATATAGCGCTGGATCGAGTGTGTTTTGAACAACTAAGGTCATGAAATTCCTTTATTGTGCAGCTTGAGCTATAACTAATTCGGCTTCTAGTGCTGTTTTGTGTAACTCTGCTTTACGCTGTTCTAATTGACTAAAAGCTACTGTTCTACTCATATGTGCTTTATAGTCTTGCATAGTAGAATCATCGCCAATACTATCAATAACACGTTGGTTTGTTGCAATATCCAATCCAAAACGTTCTATTTCTTCACTACGTGCTGCAACAGCATTTGTTAAATATTCAATTTTATTCATAATTATCCTTGTTAATTTGTTACTGTGCCAAAAGCTACAGAATTTGCATTAGCTAAACCTACCGGCATAGTAGTTACAGCACCAAAACCTGTTGTATTATCCCATGCCAGAGCTACATCTGAACCAGATGTGCCAGCACTATTAAATACTAATAGTTTATCGTCTGGAGAAAGCATTACGTTTGCAGTAGTCGCTACAGACCAAGTAAACCCGCTGGGATCTGCAAATCTGCTACCTATTCCGTTGGTATCATCCCATTGGTAAGCTGTGAGGAATGGTGCATTTCCAACTAGAAAGAATATGACATTTCCAGCATTGTTCCAAAATACCTTCCACACAGCTCCTAACGCAGTGCCTGTATAATTAGCATAACTATACTCACTGCCATAATATGTGTCTGCACTCCACCTAAACAATCTAAATCGAGGAGTTCCTGCACTTAGCCCTATTCCTATAGCTGCTCCGCTAGGACTCCATGCAACATTATAGGTATTTGCGCCTGTGCTACTAACACTGGCGGGGGTTGAAACAGCGCCTGAACTAGTACCATCACTGTTTATTCTATATAAAAGTACTACACTACTAGAACTATTTCCGTTACCGTAAAAGTTACCGTCTGGTGATATACTTGGGCGTTTATCTCCACTGGAGGGATAATTATTAAGATAAACGGCTTGTGAAAAAGTGCCAAATGTTTTAGTTACTGGATCATATGAAATTGAACATAATCTACCTTGAATATCTGAACTCCACCACCATAGTCGGTCTGTTACTGGCGATGCCTGTAGAGTACTAGTTCCAGGTGGATAGGTAATAGTAGGAGTTGCGTAAGTAGAAACTATTCCGCCTGCTTTTGTAAATTCATATCCAATAATATTTCCACTAGTTGCAAAAAATAATACTCTACCAGCTCGGTCCCATGTACTGCCTCTGAATGCAGCAGTTGCAGGAGGTGTGTATGTACTATAAGCTAGAGCAGAGCCTGTCCATGCAAATAATAAAGTAGGACTACTACTGCCTTGAGCTATATGTAATACTGTAGAAAACTCTTGTGGCCATCTTCGTTGAGTTTGATACTGTGTTATTTGGTTTTGTGTCCACGAACCTTTGCCGTTTAAAAAAGTTACTGTAGGAGCAACAGTTCGGATATATCCACCAGGTCTTGTTAGTGCCATATATGCTCCTTAACTTATTTCTTCCCAACTAGCTACAATTGTCAAGTAGTTAGCCGAGGCTGCGATTACACCAATAGATTGATTTTCTAATAAGTATATGGAATTTGATTTATCTACTAGCAACATTGCAGCATTAGCAGGAATACCTATTGCATTAACTAATAAATAATTCGTTCCTGCTAGTGCAGCTGCGCTATTAATGTTAATAGTTAAATTTACTGTACTAGTATGACTGTTAGCGGCATTAATTAAATTGATTTTAAAAATCTTGCCACTTCCTGCAGGATTACTAATTAGTTGCGTTGCGGAAGTAGTTGTTAAACTTACGTAACCATTGTTTCCGTATAAGTTAGTTGCAGAAGCTATATTTGGATTAGCCATGTATGTTCCTTAAATATTTAAAATATAGTATTTTAAGCCTCCGCCACCACCTGTTGGAGCTGGACCTGTTGGACCAATTGATCCTGTGGGACCTGTGGGACCAACTGCTGTTGATGCAGGACCTGTAGGCCCTGTGGCACCATTAACACCTAGTGTGCCAGCGGGGCCTGTTGGGCCCGTAGGGCCTGCACCACCTGCACCACCACTTTGACTTACCCAAGCTGTACCGTTTGATACAAGTGTGTTACCTGTGGGTCCTGGACCTGTAACTCCTGTACCGCCTTTGCTTGGCCCTAGAACGCCTTGTGAAGTTAGTCCTTGAGCAAGTTTTGCTAGATATGTTGCTATACTCATGGTTAACTTCCTGTTTTAATGTAGTATTTTAGTTTATTGCCAGGATTAGCAGTTGAGGGCACAATGGTTTTTGCAGTACCTTTCCAGTTTCGTACTATATAATTAGTAGTAGTACCGTTAGTACCAAAACCAACTAATGCATTGTACACAGGATCAAACTGTAACCTCCAGTTACCATTTACAATACCTTGACTAGTATAAGCTTCAGGCGAATAACCTGTTGCTGTATAAGTAACTGCTCCTGGAGAACTTCGTTGATACATAGCAATTCCGTTTGTATTGGCCACAGCCATAAAAGCATCTCCAGCACTAAAGGCTATTGATTGTACGCTTGTGCCAATACTAATACTACTATTAAGTGTTAAAGCTCCACTGCCTGCCGCAATATTATAAATATCAATAAAAGTACTGCGAGTAAAATAAGCTGCAGTACCTGCGTTATTAATAACAACAAGATTATATGAGCCTGTAGGTAGCCCGCTTACTAGTGAGATTCCGCCGCCGTTGAAAACATACATACCTGACTGATAACTACCAGAACCAGTTGCAACAGCCATGTAGTTTGCAGCTCCAGACCAAAAATCAAGGCCACCTGAAAATAAACCATTAGCAGTTTGCATACCACTTATAATAGTTTGGTTGCCTAAACTTTGGGAAGGTATATCATATTTCTGATAAGCAAAAGTACTAGTACTAGCAAAAGGATACATTATTAAACCATCATTATTTATTTTTGTGTTATAATAAGAACTTGAACTAGCTACAATAGGTACACTTGCCGATATAACCCAACGAACTCCAGTAGAAGTTTCAGTTGCAAGAGTATTTCGTTTATACACAGTAATTAATGCAGGATTAGCTCTATATACTACTAATAACTGTCCGTTAGGGCTTATTGAAAAATAAGGGATACCACTAGTACTTCCATAATCTGCTTGCACGTTTGCTGCTAAAGTATTGCTTGGATTAAATACAAAACGGCCATCGCTGGCACGTTGAATAAGTTGTATTCGGCTTCCAGCAGGAGCAAAATTATTAAATGTTAACAAATCGCCAGCTATAGGGTCAAAAAGAGTTACTGCTGGAGCAGTAACTACACTTCCAAAAGTAACTGTAGTACCGTCGTTATAGCGCGGCTCAGTAAATATGCCTGGGGTAGTAGTATAATCGCCAGCAGTTTGGTAAAGTGTGTCCAATTGTGGGTACACTCCAGGATTGTACATTGCCCCATCACAAGGCAACCATGTAGGTGCAGTGTATTGCGTGGTATTAGCACTAATAACAATGTCACCAGTGTAATAACTTGCACCACCTGTGGGAGCCGTACCTGCAGGCCCGGTTGG